TCTGATGATGTCTTCCCTGCATTACGAGTCTGGCCACTACCGCTTGTTGTGCTCATAATCCCCGCGCTTGGATTTGAAATCGCGGTATAACCATTAGGGAAAATGCTCGTGTTCGTGCCACCAAATGCACCGGAACTCTTGTGTTGGTGCGCGCCGGCACTATTTGCGGTCCCGCTAATACTATGGGTATGCGCCCCGGTGTTATTCGTGGATTTGGTTCCGTAATCAAACGACGATGTGGTTTTCGTCCCCAAATCCGTACTGGATGCGCTGGCGCTGTGGGTATGCGATTTTATGCCGTCCTGTTCCTGAGACAATACGGCACGACCACTGGCGGGCTTGCCCTTAATCGTCCAGCCACGCATATCAGGGATCACGCCTGACGGATAAGCGGCTGCAAGTTTCGGGTAGGCAGATTTGTCAAAAGTCTGCCCCTGCATCAGAGCATAACCAGACGGAACGGTATCTGATGGCCACGGGATTGGTGCGCCGACTGGGTAGCTTTCTGGTGGAAGATTTTTCGAGGTATAAACTTCTGCCCAGTCTTCCTCAAAACCATAACCGTCTCTTGAAGAACGGTAGAACAGACCACCATTTCTGTAATGCGCCTTCATCTGCAAGGTCCGGCAACTTCCGACTCCGGTATAGAAGTTAACCAGAATATAGCTGTCGCCCGTTCTAGTTACATTATAAGCACCAGATTCAGCATTCCACGGCACGCCGCCATCAGCATCAGCATATGACCCTGTTGCTCTTCTTGCGAAAGCGGCAACATGCGCGGCGGTTAAAGTGATATCAGTAGAGCCATCAAATGGAACACCGGATATTTTTCTTGCAGTCTGAAGTTTCGTAGCTGTATCAGAGTTCCCCTTAACCCCTTTTGGAGAATTAAGTGGTGTATTGATCGTCACTTCACCTGTTGCGTTATTTACTGCAAATGGTCGAAGACCGTTCCAGCCACCGTACTGGTCGCCTTTATCAGTCATGAGCAAGTAAGTATTTGCTCCATCATTTCGCCATATGACACCGTAATCGCCAGCAATCATCCTTAACGCATTCTGACTACGGACAATAACTTCATCATTAGCGTAAACCTTATTACCGCTAATGTCTGACTTACTCAAAACAGGATACGAACTATAAAATCCATTACCTTGTTTAAAATCTAAAATTAAATTTACCGAAACTGATTCAGAATAAGGATCAGTTGCGCCAAATTTATAAGTCGTTTCAGCAACAACATAATCAGAAGCAGGAGCAGTAACAGAAAGTCCTTCTTCTAAAAAGACCTCTACGGGAAATGCCCCACCTTCTATATAGAATACGCTGTCTACGGTATCGCCTTTATTACTCATCAGAATGGAATGAATAGCGCGTTCCGATGATGAATAAGCCCAGAACATACCACAGGCATAGCTACCCCGGTCCGTCCAGCCGCCTGCGCAAACAAAACCATTAAACTCACAGTTATTCATTCTGTGATTAGCTGTGCGACTTGGCGTTGAAATGACAACGCGGGATGCCCGATGGCTGTCATTCCTTTTTATCACTAACGGATAATATTTACCTTCCTGGACACCCGCCGGGGCATTTACCACAACGTATCGCATCCCCTTTTTCTGATCCACTTCACCTTTGCTGTAAACATTAATGTTATTCAGGAAGCGGCCCTTGTCGGGGATATCAGCACCATTCTGATCCTTCTGTAGTCGTTTTTCAGCATTATCATATGCGGTCTTAACTGCTTTTGGTGTCGCGGCTAAAGATTCACTGGTGCTATCGACAGCACTGCTAAGTTTCACAACACCTTTAGTTGTAAGGCTTGCGTCTTCCATCGCAACTGCACCGGCAATCTCTTCAGCACGATCAGCGGCAGCTTCTGCACGAGTCGCAGCAGATTCGGCAGCAGTTTTGCTCTGAGATGCAGCCGTCGCACTGCCTGCCGCCTCTGTTGCTTTCGTGGATGCCGTCGTGGCGCTGCCCTTCGCTGCTGACGCCTGTCTGGTCGCCTCATCTTTTGAAGCAGACGCAGATGATGCCGATGACGCTGCCGAACTGGCGGACGATGCGGCTGCCGTTTTTGAGGATTCTGCGCTGGTTTCCGACGCTTTCGCGTTCGTTTCGGATGTCTTCGCTGCGGAAGCAGACCTCGCTGCTGCGCTGGCCTGTTCAGTGGCTTCGCCAGCCTTCGTTGTGGCTGTTGAAGCGGATGATGCGGCGCTTTCTGCCGATTTTCCGGCGGCGATGGCACTGGCTGAGGCCTGCCCGGCACTTGTTGACGCGGCACTGGCAGACGACGCAGCCGCTGTTTTTGAGCCTGCCGCAGCTGAGGCGCTCTGTCCCGCTGCCGTCTCAGAAGACCTGGCGTTCGTCTCGGACGTTTTTGCCGCCTTCGCGGAATTTGCTGCCGCCGTTGCCGAGGAAGCTGCGCTACTGGCGCTCGAGGATGCGTTCGTTTCTGATGATTTTGCCGCCTCTTTTGAAGCCGACGCATCCCGGGCTGAGGTGGCAGCTTCTGACGCTTTCGTGGTCGCGGTGGATGCAGAAGTGGCTGCTGATTGTTGTGACGCTGCAGCATTCGTTTCTGACGTTTTCGCGGCACTGGCACTGGTAGCTGCCGCGCTTTTTGAGGACTCTGCAGCGGCAGCACTTTTTTCCGCTTCAGTGGCCTTTGTTGATGCCGTTCCTGCGCTGGAAGACGCTGACTGAGCCGACGAAGCGGCCTGTCCGGCTGACGTGCTGGCTGCACGTGCTGAGCCTGCAGCATCAGTCGCATGGGTTGCCGCCTCACGGGCAGATGTGTCGGCATCGCCGGCTGACTTCTTCGCGGCTGCCGTGTTCTGTGCCACCGCGGACGCGTTACGCGCCACCTCTTCCACCATCAGTTCAAAACGTCGCAATGCCTCCGGACGGGCATCATCCTCCGTCATGGCACCGAGAAAATCATTCAGCGTACCGGGTTGAGAATCTTCATACACGGTGATGGTCCCGGCATGTGACGGCGGGAATCCTTCCACCAACAGAATAACGCTGTACTGACCGTACTCAACGTCCATGCTGTAACGCCCGGCTTCATCCGGATTTTCTGAGGCCAGCGTGTTCACCACCACCGCGGTGCTGTTACGTTTTGCTTTCAGCTGGATTGTGCAGTTCTGTACCGGTTTTCCTGTGCCGTCTTTCAGTACACCTGAAATCTTTACTGCCATATTCACCCCACAAAAAAGCCCGCCTGAACAGGCGGGCTGTCATAACACTGTGTTACCTGGCTAATCAGAACTTATAACCGACACCCACGATGAAACCGTCAGTGCGCCAGTCACCACTGCCGGAGCCTTCATAAGCAATATCAATGGCCACGGATTCGGTCGGGTTAAACTGCACGCCAGCCCCCCACGCCAGAGACGTGTTGCTGTGGCGACCGTCATCACTTCCGGTCAGCACATCGTGCTTTTTCCCCTTGTTGTCAGTTACGCGAAGATAATCCCCGGAGAAAGTCGACACACGGCTGTAAGCCATACCCGCCATCGCATACGCGCTGAACCATTCATTCACGCGCACAGACGGCCCCGCCATCACGCTGAACCAGCGGTTACGCACTGAATCTTCATGCCAGCGGGTATCGCTGTAACGGGTAAGCTGGCGATTCTTGTCTCCTGCATAGCTGAATGACGTCACCAGCCCCAGTGTGTCCGTAAACTCATAACGGTATTTCACGTTAATCCCGTTAAGATCATCGCTGCCGGGAACGTTCGTCGAGGCATGAAGATACCCCGCGCTCAGCGTGGACTGATGTTCAGATGCCCATGCAGGCGCACCGGATACGGCCAGACAAATGGCTGCGGACAAAATGGCGGCATAAAGTTTACGCATAATTACCTCTCGCTTTTCTGCAATAAAAAAGGCACCATTTCTGGTGCCCTTATATGGGTTATAACAATTTCAACGAATACTGATGCCGGAAGCCGCTTTTTTGGTCACAATCACCGTACAGTCGGTGATATTGCCTGCCCCCTGATTGCCTTTCTGGAAAATCTTAAACTCCAGAGTGACGCTACCACCACCACTAGGCATATCAATAACTGCACTGTAACTACCGGGAATGGCCCCTTTAGTTTCTCTGGATGCGATTAATACGCCGTTTTTGCGAACTTCAAAACCATAACCCGTGTATCGCGTGCCTCCTGGGTTATTTCCGCTCCCCGGATCGTCATACGCTATACCGTTAAAAATAATGGGCGGAATAATAATCTGGCGGTCAAAGTTATGATCATCGCTGATGGTGACTGTAACCGTACCGTTTGGTGTTTCCGTGTTACCCCACGTACCGACTTTTTTCGGGAAGGCTTTTGATACAGCTTTAACGAAATCCCCTCTGACCTGGGTCGCCTCCAGCATGCCCTTAATCGTACAGTTCTCATTTATCGTGACATTGTTGAGCGTTCCTGAGTTCGCATTCACACTACCACTGATATCCGCATTTTTAGCGGTCAGCTTTCCGTCTGATGTCAGGGAAAATACCGGAGGACTGCCACCGCTGGTAATGGTGGGGGCTGTCAGGCGCTTCAGGAACACGTCGTTCATGAATATCTGGTTGCCCTGCGCCACAAACATCGGCGTTTCATTCCCGTTTGCCGGGTCAATAAACGCGATACGGTTAGCGGCAACCAGAAACTGGCTCAGCTTGCCTTCCTCCGTGTCCTCCATGCTGAGGCCAATACCCGCGACATAATGTTTGCCGTCTTTGGTCTGCTCAATTTTGACGCCCCACATGGCATTCCATTTATCGTTAGCGTCCTTCCACTCTTTCGAAAACTCATCCAGTCTGCTGGCGTTATCCTCCGTCAGATCAACTTTTTCCAGCAGCTCTTTACCGAGATGGGATTCGGTTATCTTGCCTTTGAAAAAATCCAGGTAACCTTCCGCATCATCGCTCGCCCGACCGACGGCCTCCACGAATGCCGATTTGCCAACGGTGTTCACACTGCGAACGTAAAAATAATAATCATGGCCCGGTTTGATATTGATACTGGCGGCTATCCAGTACAGTCCCGTGCCAAGGTAGCGGGCTGTGGTTTCAACCTGCCTGATATCGGTAATCCGCGTTTCCGAGAACCAGAACTCAAACTGTACCGTCGGATCATAAACCGCAAGATGCGGCGTGGCAGTTATCTGAAAATAGCCCGGCGTCAGCTCAATCCGCGACGGCGCTGCCGGGGCGGCAATCCGGAACGATACCGACGCCGGATCGCCCTGCTGTCCCCACACATTTACCGCCCGGACCGTCAGCGTGTAACGCCCCAGCGCCAGTTGCCTGAAGCGGTATGTGGTTTCCGTCGTCCGGGCCGTGCTGACCAGCCGCTCACTGCCGTCATCCGCTGTTACGGTCAGACGGAGCAGGAAGTTCACGCCCTTCACCACCTTCGGCGTGTCCCAGCGCGCCAGCACCTGATATTCCCCGCTGTCTGCGGTGACTTCGGCGGTCAGGTGCTGCACCGCTGGCGGCGTGACACCATTCACCGTGCCGCTCTGGTCGCCGTCAAAGTGCGCCCCGTTATCCACGATGGCCTCTTTTTCCGGTACATGCTGCACGGCGGTGATGGCATACGTGCCGTCGTCGTTCTCACGGATACTATAGCGCGGCGATTTTTTTGATACCGATTTGCATTTCATTTGATACCGCTGAAAAACGCCGATACGCAACTTATTTGATACTAAATCGGCGCTTTTCTTTTGAGTTTTAGAATGAGTTTTTAAGCGTTCATTCACTCTCTTTCAAACCAGTTTTAACTGTTTGTGGTTTTGGGTAAGGCTGGACTTTGAATAGCTTTGTGTTAAGGCGTTTTCTGGCTCTCTTGTCCAGAAACCGGATGTAACGAAACTGACGGAATTTATGAACACTGGCTCTGTCGATATTAGCCCGCAGATGTTCACCTCGCTGTCCTCCTCGTTTGATTGCATTCTTGCAAATCTCGTGATACCACTCGCCATCAAGTTCATAGAATGTTGTTTCATGACTGCCTACATAATCAAAATTGCTTGCCTGGTACACGACACCAAGACAGCCACAACGCTCATCTGCAAACGACTGAACCCACTGCACCTGCGGATAAAGTTGTCTGATTAGTTTGAGCGCGTAACTGATTGCCCTTGATTCGGAGTTTCTCGGCATACAGTCATGCAGCCATAACCGGTTAAGCTCCATATATTCGCGGTTCTGCGTGCCAGTTACGACGCGTGCACCATTGTTTGGATTAAGGGCATAACCCCATTGCATTACGCCAACCAGCTCCCGTTCTGAAAATATGCCCAGATGAAGGTAGGAATTATTTACGAAACGATGGCTGTAATGTTTATTGACGACGACCAGCCGGGCCAGCCAGCAACTTATTGTCTCAACCCGTAACTCACGGGAGCCATAACCGACGATATTGTCGTTATAGTGAATAAGTTCAGGCGTGCTGATGATACGGGATGTAACTTGCTTTCTGTTCCCCACGACAGGATTTCCTTGTGTATGTGGGGTGCTCTGTGGCGCTCTGAGATGTGATTTGATTGAGGGTTTTACAGCGCGGACATTTGACTTCCAGATAACTGAAGCTGGCTCGTGCCAGTAGCTTGTTACAATGTCGGCACCGTATGTTTCGATACATGGCCGCATAACCTCCTGCTTTGTTGTTGATATCTTTATCACTCAATCGATCGACAAAAACGATCGATTTGATTTATTTAATTGATACAACAAATAACACGAAATGTCATTAGCGAAAATTTATGAGTTTGATCACTAATTTTAAACGGTGCTGTAACGCATAAGTGCTGAATGATTGTACATTTGAATACCGCAAAGCAAACAAATCAACTAATTTATAGAAGTCAATTGGTTAATTGCCAGCGTAAGAGGCTGCTATGGACAATCATGTAACGACGAGAAATCGAAAAATGATTGAAAATGCGGAAATCTATAATGATTATTTTTCCGATTATTCAGATGCCTGCAAATACAGTTCGAGTGCGGGAGAGTTCATATGCTTCAACTTTTTTATTAAATCTTATGTTTTTCCTCCACAGCAAGAAGATGGAGGTGTGCCACCTCCTGAAATCACTTTGCACCGTATAGCCTCCGTCTCAATGATGGAGCAACAGGCTAATGAGCTGTATAGCATTCTGGGAACGATTCTACAAAAGCGTGAATCGGACTAATGATACCGGTTCATTTGCCTGCCCGGATGGGGAAGCAGGATTGACTGCTCCATAAGCAGCTATATTTCTGAATACGAAATACTATCCAGCGATTACATATGGCTGGATAGCGGCAAAGATGTTTTCATTAGTGTCAAACCGGCAGAGGACACCACCGGTTTGTATTGTTACATCATGGTACTGTCAGTTCCGGGCTGAGCCGGGTCTGGTTGCTCTGGCTGCGCGTCGGTTTTCGGCTCATTATCAGCATCACTGGCCGCAACTGCTGGCCCAATAAGTTTTGCCAGCACTTCATCAACGTAAGTGTCGATTTGTGCCTCAAAATCCTTGCGGACCTGCGCTTTCAGTAATTTATTTACTTCACCGGAATACAGTGCCTGTTTTACCAGGACTTCAGTGACGGTGCCTTTAATCTCTGGCATGTATATCCTCCTTATGTGGGAATACAGCCCTGCAATCAGGGCTGGGTCGGGTCTTTTGGGAGCGGAGTTGCCTGCGCTGTTTTACTGAGCTTTTCAGCTGCTGCGTCATCAATTTTGCGGCGAACATAATTTCTGATGGCCTTATAACCACCGCTCACCAGATATAACGCACTGACCACAGTGCAGAAATAAAGCAGCATCGTATGAACAAATGTCATATAACCTTACCTTTGATATTGACTACAGAAACAGTTTTCAGCTAAAAAGTAACCGCGTACATAATGGTCTTCTTTGTCAGAGGTTGTAGCTTTCCTTAATGGGTTTGGAATATCCCCCGCCAGTCAACAAATGGCTCTTTGACCGGCGGGATTTTTTTATCCTGCTTACGCGTTATTCACTTCCACCACGATACTGTCAATCAGTACCGGGTAAGTCGCATTTTTAGTGATATCGGTCACGCGCAACTTGTCTGCCGTAAACGTGCCGACCGGAGACTGCGACAGCATGAATGGTGTCCCGTCCTTACCATCAATGACCGGCGTCACCTCAATACTGTTGTTACCGGCAAAACGGAAGCCCAGCGTATGCCATTCGTTATTAAATGCGCCGAATGACCCCAGCTTCGTGTTCTGCGCCGTGTTTCCTTTGTGATACATCACGTTAAGGTCTGTGGCATCGCTCTGTACGTAGAACGATGCCAGCAGGTTATGACCGGCATTTCCTTCCAGAGTAACCCCTTGCGGCAGGGCAGAAACCGGCCAGTACAGCGCCAGTGCGTACTGATTAGCCGTAAGCGCGCCATCGAGTTTAAAACGACAACTGACAAGACCACCTTTACCCAGCAGGTCCGCACCATTACCAGCATCATGCTCAAGGTACCAGGGGGCTCTTCCTGTTTCCTTGGTCAGTTTCATTGCCTTACCCCCGCTAGCTCCGGCATCATCCACGATTTGAGCCTTGCCACCTCCGGCAGCCCAACCCTGTGGTGTCAACCGTCCTTCAGACTCAGATGCCCGGTAAGCAAATAGCGTACTCATCGTCGTGGTGTCTGCGGGTGGCGTGGACGGTTTTGATGGTGTATCAGGTGACGGCTTCTCATCCGGTGGTGTCACGGTCTGCCCGCGCATCAGTTCAGCCGTGCGCCCTGCATGGAGCATAATAGCTGAGGCCAGACGGTCTGAAATGACGCCCCTGCGTGCCCATGAGCTGAAATGGCTGTCACGCTGTGTCGAAACAAAACTGCCCTGGGTTCGGGATGCTGCACCGTAATACCCGACAGCCACAATATCCGGGTCTTCCGCCGGAGCATTCGTTGGCGTGCTCTGTCCATTCTCATCCGTCAGGAACGGTACAAAGAAAATTTTCTGTGCTTCCTTGCCTTTGTAGCCACCGTATACTGCCTCATATTTATCGGTGCCAGCGTTTTTCCAGTAATACGTGGTATCACCGCAAATCCACGGCACCGTGGTGGCATTTCCACTCACGCACTGCGCAGCAAGCGGAGCCAGGTCAGTTCTGAACTGCTGAACCATGGCCGTGAATAAACTATTATGCTGCTGGCTTCCTGAGGCAAGGTCTGCCTCTCCCTGCATCCAGACCACAGCCAGAAGTTTGTTTTTCGGGTTTTTCGCCAGCGCGACTTTGGTGCGGCTTACCAGGTCCTGATACAGAGGTTTACCGGCCCCCCAGCGTGAAGAATCAGCGGAAGCACCGCTGGCCTCACTGAATGAGCCGTCGGCTCCAGTGGTGAATGCTGACCCGCCACGACAACAGGGCACCAGAAGTATCCCCGCATTCTGTGGGATATAGGGAAGCAGTTTTTTGGCAATATGCAACCCCTGACCGACAGTCCCGTACTGGCCTTTTGCCAGATCAGCTTTCGGGTGGTTTATCCCGCTCATATCCTGAACATCATGCAGGCAGTGGTCTGCCGGAATGATGTCGTTGTATGTACACGACGTACCGTTGGGCGTTACCGTACTGCGGCGTGCCAGTTGCTTAATGCGTGGGTCCGGGCGGTCAAACGAATCCGGTAACGGCAGCCCCTCGCCGTAGGCCATGCCATTTGACTGACCCGCGAGAATGACAACAAAGTAATATTCCGGCTCTGAACTGCTGCCATTCGTGCTACCGGAAGGCCCGGCGTTATCCGGTGCATTCCAGTCGGAGGGCGTGAGCGTTCCGGCCACGTCAGATGTGATTGGAATGATGCCAGTCACGCCTGAACTGGTGATTTCTGCACTGGGATTACCGGATACCGGCATTACCCATAATGGCTCTTTCGTGCTGAAGCGGATCACGCAGTCTGCGAAGGTGATCCCCCCTTTATTACCCGAAGGGCGGAAAGGGCTTTCAATAAATGCCACCGTGCCACCGGCAACCTTGACTGAAAACTCTCCGGGCATGGCGGAGAGCATTTTCCACTTGGAGTCTGACATCGTCTTTTCTGCCTGTTTCTGAATTAAACAGAGTCAGAATAACAACCGCTGATAAATATGTGTTTTGCGGAAATTCAAAAAAAGCATCACGGTACTTTTTGTGACGGAGCCGGTTAGGCAGGAACATAACGACAAAGGATGGACAGGCCAATACGATAACCGCATATTACCGGCTTATAATTGATTTAACGATTCATGACGCTGCGGTCAGCATCTGAAAATAGGTGATGCTGCCAACTTACTGATTTAGTGTATGATGGTGTTTTTGAGGTGCTCCAGTGGCTTCTGTTTCTATCAGCTGTCCCTCCTGTTCAGCTACTGACGGGGTGGTGCGTAACGGCAAAAGCACTGCCGGACATCAGCGCTATCTCTGCTCTCACTGCCGTAAAACATGGCAACTGCAGTTCACTTACACCGCTTCTCAACCCGGTACGCACCAGAAAATCATTGATATGGCCATGAATGGCGTTGGATGCCGGGCAACCGCCCGCATTATGGGCGTTGGCCTCAACACGATTTTCCGCCATTTA